GGCTTCCCACTCCCTGTCTGTTATATCGATGGGGTGTCTCTTAGCCCCTACCTTATTCCGGGCAGAAGTTAGGGCTTGTTGGCTAAGTTTTTTCAATTCCTTCTTAGTTAAATCGGGGTTGGCATCTTTCTTAGCCTTGACCACGGAGGCCGCCATAACCTGGGCCTGGCGCTCTCTAGGAGCATTCATTAGTGACACGCTAAGTTTGTCGGTAAGAGATTGTACCTCATCCTTATACGTAGTTCTTGCAGATGGGGAGTATGCTATTTTACCAGTAGCCAGCATCTCTTTACGAGCCTGATTAGCTAGTGACTTCATAGAGTTAGCGTAATCCGCATATACTCTTTCCATGGGGGTATTCTTTTCGGAAACTAGGGTATAGGCATCATCTGTTTCAGCCATCTTAGTGCTCTTCTGTTTACGAGTTACCACTTTACCAGTCTTCTTATCAACATAGGTCAAGTCATCAGCATCTTTCCAAATAAGCTTACCTGTTGCGGGGTCTATAGATGGACTACCTTGTCTTTTATTGACCGATTGCTGTGACTTGGCTCTCGAAATCAAAGTGGCTGCACCCTCGTGGTATCTACCATTTTCATCAACACCGCCTTGATACTTCTTCTTAAGGGTGGCAATGCCGTTATCTTTTTCGCTTTGCTTATAATCGAGATTATGTTTTTCAGCATCGATAACAACCATACTGTGTCGAACCGCTCTAGCAAGTTCGCTTTCAGTAGCTCCTTTTAAAGTCATATCAGTTATGAGGTTCGATATTTTACCCATTTCGGTTTGGGTATTTTTCATCTTCTTCATACCCTCTTTTGCTGGGTATTCCATTTTTGGGTCAAACCCCTCAAGTCCTTTCAAGGCTCTAGTAGATGTAATCTTAACTTTACTATTCGTGGGTATAACCATTACAGTATCGCCATCGAAATCGGCACCTGATAATCTTTCAGCTACTTTACTATTAATACCAATAGCATCAGCTGGAGTGTTACCAAGAACCCTTCTTCCTTCTGGTTGTTTATTGTTAACCTTCACCAATGGAATCTCAAATGTTCCACCGTGTGGGTATCTAACCAAAGCGACCGTTTCTCCATCTTTAAAGTTAGGAGCATACACTTCATCATCTTTTATTGATGTGAGTGGTATAATTACTTGATACTTTTGTCGAGGCAGAGCTGCGGCTTTCAAATGAACAGCTGCCGAATCACAACCATCAGCAAAGTCCTGCAATAATGCTTTCTTGACAGTTGGGTTATTTAAAGAACATATTTCATCAAATTCAGCGATACTATCATTTTTTGCCAAATCAAGCTGCTTCTTAGCAAGATGTATATTCTGCTTGGAAAGAAACTGTGACGGAAGCTTGTCAGCCCATTCGCCCCAATCTCCTTCTTCTGCACGCTTGTTGATTACGGATAAAGATTGTTTTTTGCCAGTTTTAGGGTCTGTGTATTTACCATTAGGGTCATCATAGAAACTCTGACCGCCTTCTTCTTTGATAAGTGATCCGAAAGGATTATCAGGATCATCTTTTATCTTCTTAAGAACAGTATTGTTTTTATCAGATCCGAGCTCGGGTGTTCCCTTCTTTTTATTGGTGTTAAATATCACATCTACGCCATCCGGCATATTATCGCCATACACAGCCATGCCTTTAAGGTAGTGAGTTCCATCAACCATGATACGAACTTGTGCATAATTAGATTCACCAAGCGAAATATCTTTTACGCCTCTGCGAAGCTCTATGACACCATCTTTATCGACGCCGCCATCTTCAGCATAACGAACCTGAAGTCTTTTTGAATCCAAACTTTCTGGATAATGGAATGTCTTCTTCTCAAATGTTTCGCCACCATCTTTTGAAGTATAATCTCTTACCGAGTGTATGTTTTCATAATTATAAATTTCTTTATGCTCTGTGCCAGGAGGACAAATAACCCTGAGGTTTGTTTGTTTTCCCGGATTAGTAGCCTGTGGAACGCCAGCTCCATATTCCAAATATCCATCTCTTCTGAGTAAATATAAAGCCTCATCCAATTTGGTTCTTGTAACACCGAGTTCTCGCTCAACGCCTGCTCCGACGTCAATCATACCTTTTTCGTCGATTTGTTTCTTAAGAAGTTCGGCTGTTGCTTTAGCTTGGTTAGCACGCTCTGCTGTATGTTCATTCAACAAAGACCTTACAGAGGAGTCATTTGAATATCCCATTTGTTCGGCTATCTCGTTAAGAGAATATCCTTTTTCCCTTAAAGCCTTGGCTGTGGCTACTTTATCAGCTCTTCTTTCGTGACTTGCTGCTTGAATTTCTACTCTGAATTCGGTTGTAGTCAAGCCCATATACTTAGCGATAGCCGTGTCGCCAGTCCAAGTTTTACCTTTTTCATCGGTATAAGTGAATTTCTGATTTCTAAGCTCTTCAACACGACTTAGAAAATCTCCACTATGTTGATATGGGTTATCGCCCGAGCCATAAGGATATCGCCCGGAACGTTTCTTAACTCCATAGTGGAATAACTCGTCTACAGACGGTTTCTCTTCATAGCCCATGGTTTAAACCTCCTCTGTTTTTATTCTGTTAATTACCTTATCAAATGTTATAATCTTGTCCATTATTGGAACAATGATGTCTGCTGTCGGATTTTCATACCGGATTTCATCTGATTGATACAGTCTCAATTCAATATCAATGTCGCCAGGTTTAATCTTGTACTCCAAACAGAAAAGAGCCGCATATATTTCAAGCTGCTCCATGTGTGCTGGCATTACACCAGACTTGTAATCGTGTATTCTAAGAATGTCTTTTCTAAAAGAAATAGCATCAGCTGTTCCAAAGCAGTTGTCCGAATAATATAAAGGTTGCTCCGGTGTCATCTTGAATCCGATAGCATCATTTACATACATGTTCAATGTTTTCTTAGAGTTTGGAAGTTTTTGTCCGAGTCTAATACATTGAGCTGCGAATTCGTGAAGCTGTGTTCCTCTTAGAGTTGCTATAAATTTAGAATACGATTCTGCTACTTTTTCTTCGCTATAATTAATCCAATGAAATTTACTAGCTCCTAGAAAGGCGTGCTGTCCTTCTAGTTCTGAATGCCTTTTGAAGTTCATTTAATACTTCCTCCTTGTTTTCAGGATAAATAAAGGCTGCGAAAGACATACGATTCATGAGGTCTACGTAATAGTCCTGATTCGGACGATGAGATGCTCCAGCATAATCCTTACCTTCGAGGACTGCCCATTTATCTTCATATAGAATTAATAAATCGGGAATGCCTTGAATCTCATTTGGATCTAGGTGTGTTATTATACAGCCTGGAAACATCTCTCTAAGTTCTTTTATAAGTTTTGTCTTAAATGTGTTTTCAGCCATTAAACGACCACCTTTCAAAAAACGTAAAAGAGAGTGTGAACGCTTTTTAAAAAATGCATATTCTTTCTCTCTTCTCATAAAAGGGTATGTTTTTTTCGCGTAGCCAAAATATAAATTAAAAACCAATCAATTCTGACTGAGTCATTGATAAGGTTTTACAAAGTTTGCAAGCATTGATGCTGCTTGGTACTTGCTTGGCTTTTAAATATCTACTGATAGACGCTTGGGATACTCCAGACAACTTAGCCAGACGATGTTGTGTTAATCCGAGTTGTTCCATTCGACGCTCAAGCCTCTTTGCAAATTTCTTTTTCCATTGTAATTCGGTCATGATTTTTCTCCTTTTCTAAATATAATTAATTTTTAATCCATTGTCCGCGTTTATTACAATCGTCATATTTCATTTTAGTGCCATCGTTAAACCATATTATAATCGTCATGTATCCGTACGGACGATAGTCGACGGCTTTTTTACACAAATTGGGATATAACGATTTGAAATTCCGATACATTTCGTTCCACGAATTATTCTTGCTCAAAAATATCTCCTTTCTATCTCGCTATGTATTCCAAGCCCACTTTCCAGCTTTTTTGCGTTATCTATTATATATAATTAATTTTTTTATCGAATTAATAGGGATAAAAGGTGGGCAAATGGGCAGAGAACCAAAAAACATACAAAAAAGTACCAAAAATGGCCTAAAAACAGCCTTTTTTAACCGTTTTTTAGCATTTTTTCGAAATTCTCAAGCCCAAGTTTGGGTTTTCAAAAGTGGGCTTAGCCCGGGCAAAGTGGGCTAAAAAAGCGTATAACACGTCCGTACTCGTCCGAAAAACCTCACCAACTCTCGACAAAGTTGACCAAAGCCCGGTTTATGCCCGTTTTTCGTTTTTCAAAAGTGGGCATAGAATTTAACATTTTTAAGCTTGTACGGACGATTATACCGAAAAAATAAGAGCGCTAGTTTTTACTAACGCCCTCATCTTTACCTTAAGTTTTTAATTTTTTGGAATAGCAATTCTCCAAGCCTTAACGACAGTATCGGAATTTACACCCGGACACTTCTCCATAATTTCCTCTCCGACTCTTCCGAAATCAGCAATTGTTAAATTGGGAATATCAATGTTTGTATCTATTTTACTAACAGACTTACAAACCACTTTACCGCCAACTACATAGCCGATTACACATCCGCCAAAGATGACAAATTTAGTTTTATGTCTCCTCATAAATCCTTTTACCTTTTCTTTTTTGCTCATGATTTTGTTCTCCTTTGAATATAAATTATTAACCTTTCGGTCATAATAGAACGTGTAAATAATGCGTATTTCGACGTTTTAAGCCTTTCTTTTTATAAAAGGTATAAAAACATTAGCCCGTTCGTAAAAGTTCGTCAGAATGCATTTAAGAGCTTTTTAGAATATCAAAGGCATTACTTTCTCTTACATATTCTATCGCTTATTTGCCTTCTAAGCCGTTTCTTTTCTTTTTCGTGCTTCCGAATGAATGCCGCGTCGCTAGCGTCAAAAGCCGCTTTTCGCTTAGCATAAACTTCATTCCGAGCTTTAACATACTCAGCCCATTTCTCGCACGCATCATGACATCCCACATGACGATTGGGGCAGAGGGTGCGAGTTTTCACGTCATAACATGGGTTTGGTGGAGTTTTAAGTATTTGTTCCATCGTCTCGCTCACAATCGATACAAACTTGTCTTCCTTCCGGTATATTAGCTCCACAACAAACGCAAGCATTACCGTCAATCTCTTTCGCTTCCTCTGGGCACTCCATCTCGCACTTGGCGATATCACGAACTGCCTTTATACACATACGCACGCTCAGAATCAGCGCAATTACTTGTAACACCAACGCAATAGAAGCAAATATAATACCTACAACATTCATGATTCTTTCGCCTCCGTGGTAACGGGTTCGGTCTTATCAACGAACTCAGCAGGTGCTGGGATTTCGTATACTTCATTACATGTCTTGTCGAGTCTAAGCCACATGTTTTTATAACCGGTGAGATGTACGATAGCTTCGGTCTCAGTGTCTTTCTTGATAGTTATCTCACAATTAGGCTCCTCGCCTTTTGGCAGTTTACAATAATCAATACCTGCAACTTTGAGCTTCGAATCATAAATATATCCAAATGTGAGAGAATATGTACCCGGGACTCTTTTGCCGAGTCTAATATCGGTAGTGTTCTTACCATATTTAAGAATGAAATTAATAACGACTAGCTTATCTTCAAAGTCACTAATAAATTTGGAAAACATACATCTCATTTCTTCCAACGCGATGCCGTGGCATTTTCTATCATCGTCTAACCTAGCCAGAGTAACCTTGTGCTGTATGCGTGCCTGATCGAGATCATAAAGATCCTTGGATGCTATGGCAATGAATAAAATTGTGAGCGTTAAAGCTAACGCTGCTAATATAATTGCAAAAATAATCATTATTGTTTCTCCTTAATTTTATCTTTTAATTGTTCGAGTATAGACTCGACTGTTTTTCTGGTTTTATCGTGAAGTTTCATATACTTCCCGTGGTCCTCATACCACTTGAATATCTCTTCAAGATTTCCTTTTTGCCAGCTGAACGCCCACCAATCACAAATCATTTCGATAATATAATTGTATGGCATCTCCATAATAGTCATATCCTCGTCCGGCTCATCGTGTATCAAAACCCAATGCTGCCAATGGTGAGGATTAAGATGGATGTGTCTGAGCCAAGCAAAGTTGAAGTTTTGCACAACAGCGTATGATCTATTTCCACCATAGAAATATTTATCATAAGCGTCGTATTCTTCAGGGTCTGATTTAGATTGGTCATGAGACATACAAATTTGCCACTCATAATCAAAATCGCCTTTGAGAAGCTCGGGTAGATTATCTCTAATCCACTCGAAGCCTCTCTTAACGTTTCCCTTGTGCTGCTCCAAATATAAGTCGTAAGAAACGCTCATTATACTTTCTCCTTTTGTAAATCATTTAAATATTTAATAAATTCGACGCTCGTCATTATAGAGCCTCTATAACCTTTAGTCTTCATCGCGAAATCAGATGCAAAAACAATTTTTACTACACATTCGTCGATAAAAACTCGTATTTCTCCGTAATCTTTAGATGTTCGATACGTTATGTTTCTATACTTAGAATACTTCTCAACGGCGGCTCTTATATCGAAAATCTCTTTATAACTCCATATGCCGACCAAAATATCATTCAGCATCTTGATTACCCGTAATAATCTCGCTATAAGGCAGTCCCTCAATCCACTTACAGAACTCACGCCATTCGTCAAGCTTATGGTTCTTGCGATGCTGATAAATGCCCACGAGAACTTCATAGTTCAACATGACGGTTCTCTTCTGGTTGTATGAAGAGGGAAGTAGCTGAATCATCTGCCACCAATAAGCCTTATCCTTTGTTTCAAGGAAATTATCACGGCATAGATTAAGCATATGAATGGTTTCGTGTAATACGCCTAATGGTGAAGTAGCTGATTTCTTAGTGTATCTGATAGTACACTTATCACCTAAATCTCCAAGTCCAACCAAATGTTCCATACTAAAGTCTTTTAACTCAAACTCCTTCTCATGAATCTTATGCATAGTTGAGCAAGAGTTAGCGACCGTACCAACCTTGTATGTATCGAATTCCTTCCACCAATACAAAGGTGCTGTAATATCAAGGTAGACCGTAATCATTCGTCTGTACTTAGCGTGTACGGGTCCACCAGCTGCTAACTTCATCATAAGACCGTGGTCGTTGGGACCAACAACAAAACCATGACTCGCCCCTTTTCCAGGCGCATAACATAGTCCTTTCTCATTAT